TGCGAGCGGGCCAGGTAGACGAGGTCGTTGACGTAGACGACGGAACCGTGCGCCGGGTCCTGGTCCTGACGCTCGAACCGCAGGCTGTCCGGCCGGGACTGCTTGAGGGTGACGCCGCGATTCTGGAGCATCGCCCGGTAGCTAACGCCGCTGCCGTTGACGCCGCAGTCGAGCAGGTCGTCCAAGAGGTCGCTCAGTTGCTCGCGCTCGTCCTCGCCGGCCCCGCCCTGGGTACGGACGCAGCAGTGCAGGCGGGAGTCTTCCAGGACGCCGCCCAGCACCGGCGCAATCGGCTGACCCTTGGCGAGCGTCGTCACCTTCAGCGCGCCACCGGATGGCGGCGAGTAGGTGCCGCGCTCGGCATAGACGGCGATCTGGGGGTAGGCGGCCGGTTCGGTGGACCAGGCGCCTCGGATGCTCAGCGTGCGAGCGTAGCCGCCATCATCCGTCCAATGTCCCGTCTGGGTGCCGTCGGCGTTCGTCGTGGCGGCGAAGGCGACGTTGAGCACCTGGACCACGGCGGTGGCGAGTTGCTTGCGCAGTCCGGGGATCACGCGCCTTCACCGTCGATGATGCGCCGCTGCCATTCCTCGACCACCCGACGTACCTCCGGCGATTCGTCGGCCTGGCGCAACAATGCCTCCCTGCCCGGATATCGCCACCCGCCCCGCGCCAGCGCCGCCGCCGTCACGGTGCGCACCGCCGGCTTGCCGTTGGCGTCCGCGATGCCGGTCAGGGGGACGCGGCGCCCCAATAACCACGCCATGGGGGCGCCCTCGTCCGTGATCGTGCGTACGCCCTCGCCGTCACGGGCGATGGTGCGCCTGGTATGGTGGACGTACCCGAGGGTTTCCGCCACTTCGACGATCTTCTCCGCGTGGGCCTGGGCCGCCTGGTCGATGAGCGACGGCGCGGCCTCCAGGCCGGCGAGGATGGCTTCCAGGGGGACGCCGGACTCGGCGGCGCTCACGGGACCGGCACCAGTTGCCAGGGGGAGTCGGGGGCCAGCGTCTCTAACTGCGTCACCCGGACCCACATCCCTCCGTATGGCCCCGGCGTCTGCGTCAGTTGCCCGGCCAGGTAGCGCACGGCCGGCGCATCCCGCGCCACGATCAGGTCCTGGGGCAAGATGAACGCGTCCGCCGGCGTGCTATAAAGCCAGAGGGCGTTCACGCCCAGCAGTTCGCCCGTCTCTTGCGCCTGCACCTGCACGGTGCCGGTCGCGATGAAGCCGTTGAACAGGACCCCGGCCGCGAAGCCGCCCTGCCAGCCGGTGCCGTAGCAGGTGGTGCAATCGCTGCTGGCCGGGCGTTGGAGCGTGGCGCTCCAGCAGACCGGGCAATGCACGGTCGCGAGGTGCAGGTCCGTCTGGCCCGGCTGCAAGAGGCCGTAGGCGGCGTTCTGACGGTCGCCCAGGCGGGGCTTCCACCAGAGCGGCGTGCCGAATTCGGCCATGGTCTGCACGACCGGGGCGTTGTCGAACAGTCCGCTCATCCCAGGAACGGTTCTTCCGGCGTATAGACGTCGCCCTGGTAGCGCTCGTCATTCCGGTCCGGGAGCGACGTGGCGAGCGGGGGCGGCGCGAGATCGGGCGGAAGTTCGGGGGTCGCCTGGGCGAGCGGTGCGGCGACGCCGCCGCGCGAAGACCGTCCCATCGCCTGGTACCGGGCGATCTGACCATCGATCGTCGCCTGCATCTTGAGCAAGCTTTCCACGCGCTGCTGGTAAGAGAACGTGATGCCGCCTGGCATAGACACGTTGATCTGCTCACGGTAGTACCCGAGCGCAAGGTCGATCAGGGCCCGGCGCACCACGACCTCCTGCAACGGCGGGTAGATCGTCGCCGCCCACGCTGTCTGCTGCCAGAGCAGCGAGACGTTCATGGCCAGGCGATTGTCCGGACACTCACCGACCTGCAAAACGGCGAGCTGCTGCACCTGGGCGGCGGTGATGGCCATGGGCTATCTATTCGCTCGTCTTGGTCGTCGCCGCCGTGACGGAGGGACGGGGGGCGTTGGGGTCGCTGCGACTGGAGGTCGTCGCCGGCGGGACATCGGCATTGGCCGGCGGCGCGATGCCCCAGGCGGCGTTGCGCTGGCGCAGTTGCGGCGTCAGGTCGTTCCCCGCGCCGGCGAAGATGATCGGCATGGCGCCGGATGCGGGCTGCGTCTCCGGAACGGCGGCCGCCTCCGGGTCGCCCTCCGGCTTGATCGCTCCCAGGTCGATCAGGCGTTGCCACTCGGCATCGCGGGTGGGGTGGCCGGGGTGGTAGAGGTGATCGGTCGTGATGCGGCACCCGCGCACGAAGTTGGCAAGCGCCGTGTGCATCACGACGTAGACCTCGGGGGTTTGCTTCGCCACGGGGCGACTCCTTTCGCTCGACTCGGCGGTCGTCCCGCGCCTAGACGTTCATCAAGACGACGGCGCCGGGATAATGGATCTTCGGCCCGCCGTTGAAGCCGTCGTGAATTTCGATGTTGCGCGGGACGGCGCGCTCGCCGTTGTCGACGATCTTCATGTAGGGGCCGGGGGCCATGCCGGGGTTGTTGGCGTTGCGGGTGAAGCTGAACATGCCCACCGGCGCGTTGTTCGTGCGCTTGCCCACGACCACGGCCTTGTTGTCCGGGATGAAGGGGTGGAACGCCTTGGCGTCGTCCAGGTAGCCCTCGTCGTAGACGCCGACCTTGGGCAGGTTGTCCATGGTCAGGAGTTGGTTGAGCTGCTCGGGGCTGTTGACGGTGGCGAGACCGGCGACGCGCCGGCCATAGAGGTCGGCGTTGTTGGTGTTCGCCAACATGTTGTTCAGGGTGACGAGGTTGACCCAGGCGATCGCGTCGCGATAGAAGCTGACGCTCTGCCCACGGTGCAGCAGTTGCACCTGGCGCAGGTCGTGCAGCGGCGTGGAGGTGGCTGCCGTGGCCCAGGTGGTGCCGGCGGTGTAGGTCTGGATCGGGTAGGCGTCGGTGTGGAGCAGGCTGTTGTTCGGACCGACCACGCTGAACGTCCCGGTCGCTAGCAGCGTCCACAGGATCCACTCGATGCGGTCCAGGCGGCGTTCCAAGAGGCGGCGCTGCTCGCGCATCACCATGTCCGACACGTCCGCCGGCTGGGCGAAGGTGCCGTACTGGCGCCGCTCGGTCAGCTCGCGCTCATCCAGGGTACTGAACTCGCCGTAGACGCCGGGCAGCATCACGAAGCGACTCACGCCGACCCGGCTGATCCGGGCGGGGTTACCGTTCAGTCCGCGCGCCTGCGCCAGGCCGAGGTAGTTATCCTCCTGGTCCCAGATGAGCGTGGAGGCGTCCACGTTCTCGAAGGGGAACAGGTCGAAGATCGGTCGATCGGCGGCCAGCCGGGGGATGAGGACCTGGGCGATTTCTTCCAGTTCGGCGTTGGTGGGATAGATCAGATCGGGCATGGGCACACGCTCTCTTTCGCGAAAAAGAGAGCGGGCGCATGCGCGGCGGCTCTATGTCGAAGATGGCGCGGCGGGGCGTGCCCGCGTGGCCGGGGCTGCTAGGGTTGCTGCTTGGCTTTCCGTGCTTCGTGCTGCTCGACGACGCTTGGGAAGCGCTGGTATTCCTCGATGCAGTCCACCATCAGCAGCAGGGCGCGGCGGAACTGCATCCAGAAGGCCCGTTCGGCCATCTCGGCGGGGCCGTCGGCGACGTACTTGTGGGTGTCCGCCCGGACCGGCCGCAACGTCGCGATATCGGTCGGGACCGGTCGGACCTGGGTGATGGGCGACGCCATCGCTAGATGACGACCTTGCCGGCGGTAATCACGCCCTGGGAGATGCTGCCACCGAGCGCGGTGAGCGCGCCGGCATCCAGCCCCACCAGGTCGGCGGTATTGTATTCCGCCCCCTGGTTGCCAAGGAAGGCGCTCACGCTGGGGAACGTGGCCCCGAAGTCGCCGTTGATGGTGATGTTCCCGCTCGCGTCGGTGGAGCAGGTGTACTCCAGGATGCACTTCGCCACCTGGCTGCCGTCGGTATTCCCGGTGGCATAGGCCTTGAAGGTCCCCGGAGTGGCCGTCAACTCTCCCAGCACCGTACCCTGAGCGAGCGACACGCTGGGGACGAGCTGCACGGAGGTGCGCAGCGGCTCCCGCCCGTTGCTGAGGACCGGAATGAGCTTCTGGCGTCCGTAGTAAGTGGTGGCCGCGCTAGGCATGATGGGAAGACCCCTTTCGTTCCTGGTCGGCGATCGCGCCGGCTACTTCTTGGCGACGATGTCGCGGAGCGCCATTTGCCCCTGTGGCGTCTTGCCGAGCAGTTCCGCCATGCGGTCCGGCGACATCGGCTTAGGCTTCTCGCCGTCCATGCCGGCCGTCTGCATGAGGTTGCCGGCGGTGACGGTCCCGTTGACGACGGGCACCAACTGCTGGGTGAGGGCGTGGGTGGGGGCGTTGGTGAACAGCGCGGCCAGCGCGTCCACCCGGCTCGTCTTGCCCGCGCCGAACGTCGCCTGCCCGTATTCGGCGTCGTCGGCGGCCGCCACGCTGTAGGCGGCGATCAGGGCGTCGCGCTGGGCGGGCAGAGCCTTGCTGGCGGCGATCTGCTCGGCGGCGAAGGACGCCGCGCGGTCGGCGATCTGCTGGGCGCGGAGCTGGGCGAGCTGCTGCTTCAGCAGTTCCTTCTCCGGGTCCGGCTGGGGCGCGGACGGGGGCGTCGCGGCAGGCGATGTCATCGCGGTGGCCGCCGGAACCGGCGCCTCGATCTCGATCCCCGCCTCCTTGGCGCCGGCGAAGAAACTGGTAAACACGTCCTTGAGTTGCACGGGATTTCCTTTCTCTGTGGTAACGGCTACCGCCGACGGGGCGGATGCCGCACGAACGCTCGCGCGCTGTTGGAGCGCCGCGATGGTCCCCTCGAAGGAACCGAGCCGGTCGGCAAGGCCCATATCGACGGCGTGCTGACCGACCAATACACTGCCCTTGCCGTAATCGCCGGTGACGATCTCCACTGGCACGTCGCGATTGCGGGCCACGTCGGCGATGAAGACGCTTGCCAGAGCATCCACGATGCGCTGCGCCTCCGACGCGCCCGCCTCCGTTTTCGGGTCCGTCGCCTTCAGCGGCGACTGGCTGGACACGAACAGCACATCTTTCGCGCTCTTTTTGCCGGGGTCGGTGACGGCCATAATCGCCCCGATGCTGCCCAGGAGCGACGTTGCATCGGCCACGATCTCGTCGCAGGCCGACGCCAGCCAGTAGGCCGCCGAGCAACCAGCGCCGCCCACATAGGCGGTGATCGGCTTCTCGCTGCGCGCGGCGTAGATCATCTGGGAGAGTTCGTGGATGCCATTCGCCTCCCCGCCCGGACTGTCGATGTCCAGCAGGATCGCCCGGATCGCCGGGTCGGCCAGGGCCGCCGTAAGGTCGGTCGCCAACATCTCTACGGATGTGGCGCCGCTGACGGCGGTGAACAGGTTCGCCTTGCGGAAGATCGGGCCGTCGACGGGGATCACGGCCACGCCGTCACGGTTGGTGACGGCGTGCGTGTTGTCGAGCGGGCGACCGAGTTCGGCGGCCACTGCGAACGGATCGAGATTCTCCCGCGCGGCGATGCTGAGGATCGTTTGCAGGGAGTCCTCGGTGATCGCCCAGGGGCGATCACATGCCAGGTCGAACGCGCGCATCACGATTGCTCCTCCGGTTTGCCGTCGTCCTGGTTTGCATCATCTTCCGCCGGGAGTAATGGTGGTGTTTCCGGCGCCGACGTTTTCGGTTCAATGGCCGGCAATTCCTCCGCCGTTCGCGCCGGAAGATTGATCGTCTCATCCAACGCCTGGTATTGCGAAGGGGCCAGATAGCCGCTCTTCTTGAGTGCGGCCACTGCCGTCCACAGCGTCGGCAGGTCCGGCGCCTCGGCGTGCCCCAACGTCGGTACCGGGGTCAGTCTCCGGGCCGCATCCTTGCCCCAGTTATAGGCCACCCAGGGGCGCAGCACGTCCCAGGCGAACGCTCGCACCACGGCGCGCTTCGCCTGGCGGATGATGGTGTCCAGCACGTCCTCGTGGACGGACGCCGCCGCCCGCGCCTGGTGCTCGCCCTCCTCGGTCGCGAGGGTCTGGCTGAGCACGGCCTTGACGATGTCGCGGTCGTAGCGTTCCAGCGCGGCCAGGAAGTCCGTGCCACCGCCGGGGACATTGTTGAGCACGTCCACCTTGCTGCCGGACGGGAAGCTCAGCGCCGTGCCATTCTTGAAACTGACGAGTTGGGTGTTCATCAGCTGTTCCGGCGACTGGGCGACCTTCGCCAACCCGGTTACGGGATCGATCAGCGGGTTGCCCATGGGGTCGAGTTCCACCGCCGGTTGGGCGTTCTCCGGCGTGTAGCCGATCAAGCTGGGGCTGGCGAACTGGGTCAGGTACTTGACGTGCTCGCGCAACACCTGCTGCTTGAGGTTCCAGGGCGTGTAGGCCGGACGCAATACCGAAATCCCGCGCGGATCGTTGTCCTTGGGGCGGAAGCTCAGCACGCAGAACTTCTGGCGCGGCAGGAGGTTCGGCGTCTGCTGCGGGTCGATCAGGTAGCCCTGCATCAACGGCGCGCCCACGCCGGGGATGAAGCCGACAAGTCCGAGGACGCGCAGGAAGCTGTCCACCACGAAGGCGGTCATGTGGCGCGGTTTGACCCGCAGCGACTCCAGTGCCAAGCCCTGCTTTCCGGCGATGCCGTCGGTGCGGTAGACCTGCTCCGCCACCCGATTGCCGAGGGCGATGGCGTCCATGAGGTTCCAGAGCACGGTGTCGAGGTCCGGGTCCAGCGCGGCCAGCATCTCCGTCGCGGCGTCGCAGATCGTCGCCGCCAGGTCGTAGCCGTCGGCATCGACGTCGGCGACAACCGATGAAAGGTCGATCCCGTCCTCCAGGATCGACGCCTTGAAGACGTTGACGACGGAGGCCACCTGCGGGTCGTAGAGCATCCGCTGGTAGAGGTCGTCGCCGAAGTCGGTGGTCACGTCGTCGATCGCCCAGGGCAGGGTGCGGACGAGGTTGGCGTAGTATTGACCGCTGCCCCCGACGCCGCCGGAGACGTATTCCGTCCGGGGATCGGCGCGCAGGATCGCCGCCTGGCCGGGCTGCCTCGGGCCGACGCTGGCGGGGCCGTTGGGGGCCCCCGGCGTGTCGCCGGAGACGACTTCCTCGGAGATGGCGGTCGGCGCGGTCGCCACGGGCTATCTCCTCGCTGTCACCGGATGACGATCTCCGCCCGCTGGCCGCCGACGGCGCCGGAGAAGGCCCGTTGCGGCCGCCGTCGCATCTGCTCGGCGATGGCGTAGGCGATGACCCGGTCGTCGTGCATATCGCCGCTTGCCGCCGTGTCGCCGTTGTCGAGCACCGTGTAGACGCGCGCCTCGGCCACGAACTCGGCGTTGCGGTAGGGACGCCGCTCGCGGATGGTCTCGGCCAGGGCGTCGATCATCAGCGGCTTCGACTTGCTGCTGGTCTGCCAGCCCACGGGGTGGGCGGCCAACGACTCCGGGTGCCGGGCGTCGTACTCGGCGTGCCGGTACAGG